CCTTTAATTTATTAATAAATTTACTTTCAACAGATAAACTTATTAATAAATTAAAGGGTATTGGTATGGACTTAATTGACACTGATTTATTTTCTAATTTATATCATTTAAATAAACCGTTTTTTACAGATGTTATACAATTTGAAGAAAATGAAAAGAATAAAAAATTTTATGAATCTGTTGGTGAGTTCTTTGGTAATTTAAAAGGTGAAGATAAAGAAAGTAGAAATCTATCATTTTTATATAGATATTATATTTTCAGAAAAACTGATTAAATATAAAAACTATTTTATTTATATAAATTTATAATCCATATGAATACCCTAAACCGTTAATTTCAATAAATGGTGTTGCGTATGCATAAAATGTTGGTACAAAAAAAGAATCTAATTTGTAAACTTGTGGATCATAATAAAAATAATATAATGGTTGAGCAACCGAAGGTACGTAATCATAATCATAGTAGTCTCTTTCTGACTCACTTGAACTTTTACTTCTTCTTCTACTTCTTCTTCTACTCTTTCCTCCTCCTTCAGATCCTTTTCTAGATTCTTTTCTAGAAAATTGTTTAGAATTTTTATTAGAATTTCCTTTTTTATTATATCTACTTTTAAATGATTTTAAAGTTTCGACAAATTTATTAGATAATTTACTTTTAACCTCGTATGGTTTAATAGAATAACTAACTTCAGCTTTATTTTTTTTTTCTATAACTTCAAAATGATAAAGTTTACCTTTTCCTGAACCACCTTTTTGAATTGTAAAGTAAAATTTAGGAACATTGTTATTAAAATGTTCTGATAAATTTTTATAAAATGTTCGCGCAGCATTAATTGAATTTTTTGTTTTGATACTTGTTTTCATTTCCCCTTTAATATAAGGATTTACTAATTTGTAAGTATTTGACATTATATATAATTTAATTTAGATATTTTTTTTTATAAATTAAATTTTATTAATTTTTTCAAATTCTACTTTAACTAATTTTTTTTCCAAGTTATCTTTATTATTAAAAGCAAAAGTACAAGCGTGGTCTTCAGGTAATCTACATTTAGAACAAAATACTAAATTACATTGACATTTATTAGTAATTATATTTATTCCTTTTACTTTTGAGTTACAATTATTACATTTTACTTTTTTAATAGGCATTATCTATATTATAATTAGATTAAAATGTTTTATATATCAATTTTTTAATTATAAAAATTGATATATAAATTGGTTAAAGAAATATTAAGGATATCAATTAAATGGTTAATGTTTTAGAACTAAAAACTACACAAACTGGACCTATTAAGATTTTAATAGATACTTTAAACTCTTTATTGACAGATGTTAATTTAACTTTTTATCCATACTATATTAAAGATGATAAACAAAAAGTCGGTGGCGTTGTTATAAAAGAATTAAATAAAACAAGTAGTATATTAATACATTGTAAATTAGATGCTGATCAATTTGAATATTATAAATATAATTATGAACATAGTAAATTAGTAATTGGTATAAATTTAAATAACTTTTTAAAATGTATTAAGTGTATGTCTCATTTTGATACAATGACATGGAAAATTAATGACGATGATATAAATAAATTAGTTATGATTTTAGAAAATGAAAAAGAAAAAAAAATTTTTAAAATGAATTTAATGGATATGGATGATACTAATTATGAAATAGAACCAGTAATATTTCCATATTGTATTAATTTGCCTTCACAAGATTTTCAAAAATATTGTAAAGATATGGCATCAGCAACTGATAAATTAGAATTAAAATGTACAAAAGATAATTTATTTTTATCCGGAAAAGGTGAATTAGGTGTATTAGATTTTGAATTAAATATGTCAAAAGGTGGATTAACAATTGATCAAAATACTGATAATCCAAATGAAATAGTTCAAGGTTTATTTGAACTAAAATATTTAATTATTTTTACAAGGTGTACTAATTTATGTAATCAAGTAAACTTATATCTTAAGAATGATTATCCATTAATCATAAAGTATTCTGTTGCGGCACTTGGTGAAATTAAATTAGTACTATCTCCTACAAAACCAAAAAATATATATTAATTTATTAAATATCGGGAACATTTGCAATATATATTAATTCTAATCCCCATTTTTCTAAAATATTTGTATTTAAAATTTTTATACTATTATTTTTACTATTACTATTCCAAATTTTTATAATACAATAATTGTTTTTTTTAAGAGCTATAGATAAACCCACTAATTCATCTTTATATTCTTTTAGTAAAATTTCATTTGTTACTAGTAAAACAGATAATTCTTCCCATAATTCATTAGCATGTTCTTCTTGAATTTTAAAAGACCAACAACCACCATTTTTATTATTTTCATCTTCCCATACAGGATTTACATTTTCTTTCATTAAAAAAAATTGTTTATATAAAATATTTCCTATTTTATCAAAATTATTATATAATTTCCAAAATGTTTCTGGATTGTTTATATTATATATTTTTTTATAACCATTTAAATTCCAATTATCTTTTTCGTGATGATACCATAAATTCCAATTATTTTCAAGATTAAGTGACATTTAATTATTATTAATTTTTAAAGTTTAAGTATCTTAAAAATAAAATATATAAAATAATATAATGAGTTTATACGAAAAATACAAAGTTACAAAAACTTCTTTATCAAATATATGTTATAATAAACTAATTGGATCAATTAATTTAAAAAATAGAACAATATATTTATATAAAAGTACAAAGTATTTTCCATTTTTTATCTATGCTCCATACATTTACTTTAATAAAAAAAATTTTATTTACTGTAAATCTAATAAATATACATTAAATAAAGAAAAAATATGTATTAGTCCTATTATTAATAAAATAGAAGCAGGACTTTCAGAGAATCACTATATAAATGTTAAAGATATTATAAACAAATATTCTTACTCATTTCCCTTATGGGTTATTTTACAACTCGAAAATTTATATAATATTAAATATTTTAAGTTTGAAAGAAGAAAAATACTTAAAATAGAAACTGTTAATATTAATATAGAAGAATATTTAGATAAGACACTTTATGAAATATTTAATCTTAACAATAGTTAAATATATTATATTACTTAACCCGTTTAGGATTATAAATGTAACAATTTTGAAAATCATTATCAAGGAACCAGATATGAAGGTGTGCCTATTGGTGTTATTGCTGAGGATTTAATTAACATTTAAAATCCTAAACGAATTAAAGAACTATTATAATAAAAATTAATAAATGTATTATTATTTTTTATTATTATCTTTTTTTTATTTTTTATATCAATTTATAATTATAAGTAATTTTACAGATGTTATTATTTTTTATAATAATTTTACCTATAAATATTTATATTCAAAACTTAATGTATCAAATAAAAAAATTAATTTTAATGATAATATAAAAGTAGAAAAATCAAGTCAATTTAATAATATGAATGATATTAATCAATATTTACAATCTTGTTGTGAATAATTTTTATAAAGTAATTTGTTTTATAAATATATATACTTAATATATCTAAAATTTTGTAAAAATTTTTAATATTAATATTATTTTCTATTAAAACTTTTTCTAAAATTGTTTTTTCTTCTTGATAATTTACAAAGTTATTTTCATAATTATTAATTTTATAATTTAATAATTTAAAATTTATTTCTTTTGTTTTAGAATGTATAAATGGTAGAGTTGCTTTTAATCCAATTAATGATTTAAACTGTTTTAATAAAATTTCATATTTAATATTATTAAAATTAAAATTATTTATAAAATGAATAAAATGTAATTTATTTTTAATTTGTTTAGGAATTACATTATTATTTAAACCTAGTTTAGTTGTTAAAGATTTTAAAATAATATTATTTAAATTTCTTGTATGAATGTGTACTAAAATATGCTCTTTATAAGAAAAATTATTAATTAAATGATTGTGTGCTATTTGTTTATTTAAAATATTATTTTCAAAATAAATACAATTATCTTCATTTAATTCACATAAATGAGGGTGATATACTGATTTTAATGATTTTATTTTTACCATTGATTTTATATGTGAATTTTTAAACATTTTGTAATTATTTAATACTGATCTAAAACTATTTATTTCAAAATTATCATATTTTTCTAACATACCCCATCGAAAATAAAATGTATTAATATTATTATTTTTATTTAATTTTTCTTTAACATAATCATTTATATTATTATATTGTAAAAATAAAAATTCATCTATATCTACAATTAATACCCAATCATAATTTGTATGTTTTATAAATTTTGTATATATAGGAAGTAATCTATTTTCATTATTATTAACATTGTAAATATCAACATTATTTTTAAAAGTATTAGTAAAAGGAATATTATCACTTTTTAATATTATTATTTTATCAAATCCCAGTTTTATATAATATTCAATAAAAAATAATATATATGGTGATTCATAATATAATCTAGTATAAATACAATATTTCATTAGTAAATATTAAAAAGTTTTATTTAAAATATTTAAAAAAAAAATTGATACAAAAATATATAAAACTAATGTTTTATAATATATAATGTCTAATGAAATAACACAAAAAGATATAGATCAACTAATTAAACTTTATTTCAAACAACCAAATATTTTATATAATCATCTTTTTAGTTCTTATCATCAATTAATAGAAGAAATTATTCCAAATAATATTTGCAGTGACTATAATTATTTTCATGAAAATATAGATAAAAGTAAAATTTATTTACATGGTTTAAAATGTGAAAATGTTAGAATAAAACCTCCTACTTTACCTAATACGAATGATTTATTATCTCCTAAACAAGCTAGGAAAAAACATTTAAAGTATTTTGGAACTTTACTTTGTGATATAACTCAAATAGTTGAAGAAAAAGATATAATAAGTGGTAATACTATTATCAAAGAAGTAGGCGAAAGAGTTAATAATGTTTCTATTGGAAGTATTCCAATTATGGTTAAATCAAGATACTGTACTACATCAATTAAAAAAGAGTTATTAGACGAATGTAAATATGACCCAGGTGGATATTGTATTGTTAATGGACAAGAAAAAGTAATTATGTCAATTGAAAAAATGGTTGATAATAAAATATTAGTTTTTGCTAAAAAAGACACTACTTTTGATAAAGGTATATCATATACTTCTCATATTAATTCTAGAAAGGATGATTGGTCAGATAATTTACAAATTGTTACAATTAAAAATAAAAAAAATGGTGTTATTAATTATTCAAGTTCTCAATTAGCAGATATACCAATTTTTATTATTTTTAGAGCACTCGGTATAGAATCTGATAAAGATATTATTTCAAATATAACATATAATTTAGAAGATAGTAAAATGATAAATTTATTAAGACCGTCTGTATCTTTTTCACTTGATGACAATAATAAGTTAATTAGAACAAAAGAAGAAGCTATAGATTATTTAATAACAAAATTAAGACGTCATAGAAGATTGTCACCAGATGAAGAAATAGCAAAAGTTCAAAAAAAAATGTACTTGAATAAAATTTTACGGAAAGATATGCTTCCTCATTTAGGTGAGGATATTCCTAAAAAAATAAGATTTTTAGGACTAATGGTTCATAAATTATTATTAGTTATGTTAGATAGAAAATCAAAAGATGACAGAGATGCTTTTGATAATAAAAGAATAGAAACACCTGGTATCTTACTAGGCCAATTATTTAGACAAAATTGGAAAAAAATATTAAATGAAATTGGAAAACATTTTAAAAGAAAAAATCAATCTGATGTTAAACCAATTAATGTTATTAATCAAATTAAACCTACAATAATTGAACAAGGTATTAAAACTGCTTTAGCTACTGGTATTTGGGGTATGAATAGAAATAAAAAAGGTGTAGCACAAGCATTAAATAGATTATGTTGGTTAAGTTCTATATCAAGTTTGCGTAGGGTTATGTCTCCTAGTTTAGATGCATCAACTACTAAAGTTACATCTATTCGTCATATTAATAATATTCAATATCAATTTTGTTGTCCTGTTGAAACACCAGAAGGTCAAAAAATTGGTATTGTAAAAAGTTTATCGATGATGTCAACTATAACTAACCAAAACTTAGAACAAAAAGAAATTATAATAGATATTTTAAAAGATTTTAAAAAAGTATCTCATCCTTTTGAAGTTAATGCTTTAGAATTAAAAGATTGGTCTAAAATCTATTTAAATGGAGATTGGATTTATTGTACAAAACATATTATTGACATATATAATATACTTTTAGATAAAAAACAAAATAATGAAATAAGTAATAGTACATCTATTTTATTAGATTATAATGAGAAAGAATTAAGAGTTTATTTTGATGGAGGTAGATATATTCGACCATTACTAAAGGTTAAAGATAATAATATAGATTTTAGTGCCACATCT